AGACGTGCTCCGTGACCTTCTCGCGGCGCGCCGCCGGCGTCGCGGCGTCGACCTCGTAGGCCGCGGCGATCGTACCGAGGACGCCGCGCGTACACCCGGTGAACGTCGTCGCCGTCTTTCCGGTGTACCGGATCACCTCGTCCCGGATCTTGACGTAGCCGACGGTCGCGTTGGCGGCGTCGGAGTACGTCGGGCCGTGAAACACGGTCGTGAAGCCGGCCGTCGAGGATACGGTCACGGTGGTATCGGTCGCCGAGAGCGACTGCGCGAGCGTCGTCTCCGCGAGCTCGAAAATATCCTTCTTGGCCGAGCGTTGGATATCGGCGCACGAGATCTGATATCGGCCCTTATCGTACTGCGCTTCGGTTACGCGCTGCGTGCCGACGAGTACGAAATCGGAGAACGCGAGGCCCGCGTACCCGAGGAAGAACGCGACCTGCTTATCGCGAAGGCCGGACGCCGCGCCGAGCCGCGAGCGGATCTCGTCGGTAAGAGCACCGCCGAGGTCGACGACGGAGAACGAGGCGGAGCCGATCTCGGAGCGGCCGTCGATCGGGTTTAGACGCTGCGAAATGATCGACGGCTCGAGGAGCGCGCCCTCGATGACCGTACCCGAGAGGCCGGCGATACCGGCGTGGCTCGTGATCAGGACCGGCGTCGGGTATTCGATACGCACGACGAACCGCGGCTCCTTGATCGACGCGACGTTCGCCGCGTGGAAGGTTGCCGGATCGGTACGCATCAGACTTCCTCGAGGTCGAAGGCGACGCGCATCGCGTCGTCGTTCGGAGTCGCGCCGGTGCCGTCGAGGCGCTCGAACGTATACGCCGCGGCGACTCGCCGCACCGTGTACGTCGTCCCCATCGCGGCGATCGTGCCGTAAGGCGAGAACGTGAACGACTCGCCCGCCTCGACCGAGTGCAGGAACTCCGCGAGCGCGGCCCGCTCGGTCGAGTCAAGGACGAGCGCGGTCGCGGCCCACCCGGTCTTGCCGAAGTAATAGAGCGTCTCGGTCTTATCCGAGAGCGACCGCTGCGTCTCCGAGCCGACCTTCCGAGAAACGGTCAGACCGCCCTCGACGATGCGGAGGTCGAGCGAGTAGGAGGCGCCCGCGGTATGCCCGGCGATTAGGCTGCGCTTCGCGGTATAGGTTACTGCGGCCACGTCAGCCTCCGGCGATCAGGCCAGCCTGCCGGCTGTTCCCGTTGATGAAAACGACGTCGCGGTTGTTGATCGCCTCCGAGAGTTGGTCGATCAGCCAGTCCGCGGTTTCGCGCGACGAAAAGAGATTGCCGTTGATGACGACCTGCGCGATCCGCGACTGCGGCTCGAGCGCCTGCTGCGCGTTACCGACCGGCGCGGCCGGCCCGGCCGCCGCTCCGCTACCGCCGAGGCCGGAAGAGGTCACGCTCGCGGAACCGCCCGGAACCGTGCTGCGGATTTTCGCGACCTGAATCGCGCCCGCAAGCGCGACCTTCGCGGCGGCGCCGAGGTTCGCCGGGAACGGGAGCGAGCGCAGCGCCTTCGTGACGCCTTCGGCCGTGTTGATCACCGCGTTGGCGATCGCGAACGCTTGCTGAACCTTAAACAGCTTCGTGTTCTGCCCGGCAAGACTCGTGAAGAGTTCGCCCGCAAGGTCCATGATCGACTGATTTTTGATCGCCTCGAAGTCGAGTTGCTGCAACCCGAATGCGCGCGCGATATCGGCGCGGAAGTATTCGAGATCGGACGCGACCTGAATCCGCTGCGCCGCGCTCGTCATGTCGATGTTCGCGAGGATCGCCGCGTGATCGAGAGCGAGCGTCTCGAGGTTCGCGAAGTGCAGCGCGGTGAGGTCGTACTCGCGCTTGAAGTTCTTTTCCCGCTCGAGCTGGTCGCGCTCGCGGATTTCCGCCGGCGTAAGCGCCCGCTCGCCGGCCTTGCCGCCGGCCTTGCCGCCGCTGAAGTTCGGGACCTGCGGCTCGGGAATGTCGAACGGCACGTCGATTATTCCGCTACCACCGACCGCGGCCGACACGCTTCCGCGCATACGGTCTATCTCGACCGTAACCGAGCGGATCGCCTGCTCGATCGCGCGAGGACCTAGAACGATGCCTTGCCCTTCGATATAACCGAAGTTGAAAAAGAAAGGCAGCGTGTTCCGCGTCTCTTGTAGGATTTCGAGTTTGCGCTGTAGGCGCTCGAGTTCGCCGCCGCCGCCTGTGAGCAGGCGAATTGATCTAATCCACTCGTTAGTGTCGCGTATCATCGGCACCAGAATGACCGCGGCGAGGGCGGTCAATTCTATTGCGGTGTTTTTTGCGCCAGTCGCCAAAACGTCGAGTTGATCGCCAAGAGCATCAACATTGGCTATCGCCTGCGCCGAAACCGGCCCGCCTATAGACGAAAGTTGAGCGGCGATCTCGTCGCTATTTTCGCCTACTGCTATCAGCGTCGGGATGAGCTCCGCGCCGGAGCGGCCGAACAGGGCCATAGCGGCCGTCGTGCGCTCGGCCGGGTCCTCGATCGCCGCGATCTTCTGCGCGATCGCCTCGAACTGCTTATCCGGCGAGAGCGCAAGAACCTGCTGCGCCGAGAGACCGAGCCGGTCGAGCGCGGCGACCGCTTCCTTGCCGCCCTCTTCGGCGCCGACGAGCGCCTTTTGCATCCGCGCGACCGCGCCGGAGACGCCCTCGAGCGAACCGCCGGAGAGCGTCGCCGCGAACTGTAGCCGCTGCAACGCGTCGATCGAGAGCCCGGTCTTGACCGCCGTATCGTTGAGCGCCGACGCAGCCTGTAGCGCCTGCGTGATAACGGCCGCCATCGAGAACGTCGCGACGATCCCGCCGAGATGCTTAAAGGCGCCGGAAAGAGCGGACACGCCGCCGTCGGTTTCCTTCAGCTTGCCCTTGACGCGATCGAGCTCGGAGCGCATCTGCGCCGAGTCCGCCGCCATCTTGACGACGAGTGTGCCGATGTCAGCCATTAGGTTTCCCCACCATCGCGGCGAGGACGCGCCGCATATCGTCGACCGGCTGCCCGCGCTCCGGTTCGACCTTCCGCTGTGGTACGAAATCCTCGACGCGCCACGCCTTACCGTTCCGCTTGGCGCCGGCCGCGTTCGCGACCGTCGAGGCGATCATCCCCATCCGCCAGTTTTCCATCTCGTAGCCCCACGGCTCGAGCGAGAAGAAGGCGCCCCAGTGGGTAAACTCGGCGGAGCTCATCCGCTCTTGGAGCTCCGCGACCGGGATGCCGAACTGAGCCGCGAGCCGGAACCAGAGCAGGAGCTCCGGCTCGCAGGTCAGTTTTTTGCGGCCGCCTCCGCCGCCTCGGCGGTCAGGCCCGACGCCTCGATCACGGCGCGCGCGATCTCCGAGACCGCGGCGCCGTCGAGCTTGGCGACCTCCGCCTCGTCGTCGAAGAGTCGCGCGCCGTCGGCGTCGCAGAGCCCGAGGAACGCGACCTTGTAGTCCGAGAGCGGCTCGCCGCCGGCGGTAGCGTCGGCGGCCCACCTCTGCAACTGGACGCGTTCCGCGCCGGAGAGTCCGCGGACGAAGAGCGCGACGCCGGCGACGGTCAGAGACCGGACGGTTGCCCGGGCGAGACCTTCGCTGATTTGCGCCTTCAGCAGATCGCGGGACGCCGGCATTACGGAGTCCTCGTCGGGAGCGCGGTCAGCTCGAGCGTCGCGTTGACGACGAGCTCGCCGCCTTCCGCCGTGAGCGTGTCGATCTCGAACTTGGTGAAGAAGCCGCGGACCTGCACCTGATACGCGCCCGGGTCGGGCATAACGATGCGGTAGTTGTGCTGCGTGCCGGCGAGCAGGCGGGTGATCATCGCCTCGTGCGAGGTCTCGGCCGGGTCCCAGAGGAGTTTCATCTCGACGGACTGCGGATCGTGCGGACCGACCATGCGCTCGGGATACGCGGAGCCGAGGACGTAGGCGTCGACCATCTTGCGGGCGTAGCCGGACCACTTGATCTCCTGCACCTGCGCGACCGTGGCGAAAACCTCGTTGGACGTCGCGCCGTCGCCGGCCGAGAACACGACGCCGGAAGTGATGTATGCGGGCATTTTCTTGATCTCCAAAAAGAGGCCGCCCGAGAGCGGCCGAGGTTACAACGCGCCCGGGGGTGGGCGATTAGCGGAACACGAACTCGAAGTCTTTGACGACTACGCGGAGCGTCCGGTCGCCTTGCGCGTCCGCCTGCTCCTGACGCTGCGTAAGCCGCGCCTGCAGAACCGTGACGCCCGAGATCGACCCGGACCATCCATCGATGCCGGCGACGATTGCGTCAGCTACGGGCGCGACCTGCGCCATCGTCTCGCCGACGGTCTCGATCCGGAGAATCGCGCGCTGTAGCGTCGCGACGTTCCCGAGCACCCGCGCCATGCCGGCGCCCGCGGTACGCGAGACGGCGACCGCCGGGAGCGTCGGTTCCTGCACGATGACCTCGCGGTATACGCGCTGCCCCGCGCCGGTCGCGAGCGCCTTAACGCGCGCGATGACTGCGTTTTCGATACTCACGGGTCGACCGTCCTCTCGGTGTCGGTTCCGCGCTGCGCCGCCCGGCGCGCGATACGGTCGAGCCCGAGCGCGAGGATGCGCTTGAACTCCGGCACGATGCCCGTCCGGGTCGCGTTCCACGCCGGCTCGAACCACGGCCGGCCGGCGACCTTGCGCCCGGACCGCCCGCGGGTCGTGAACCCGTACTCGACCAGGTGGCCGTAGAAGATGCCCCGACGCCGGCGCGTGTAGTAAACGTTATGCAGCGCCACGCCTTTCCGGTCCTTCTGCTTCGGACCGACCTGCACCTCCACCGCGTTCGTCCCGCGCGGCGTGACGGTGACGATCCGCACCGACTCTCCGAGCGCGCCCGAGCGGCCCTGCACCCGCGCGTTATTCGACGCGGCGCGGCGGAGCGGGATCAGGGAGCGGCGGGTCGCGCGGGTCAGGAGGCGCTTGCCGGCGAGCGCGTCGAGCTCGAGCAGACGCGCCTCGAGTTCTTTCAACCCCTCGACGTTGATATCGGCGACGACCGGCATTAGCCGAACCTCTCGAGCGTAAGGAGTTGCAGTTCGACGTTTTCCGAGTCGCGGTCGACGATCTGCTTGATATCGAAGAGGCGCGACCCGTACCGGATGCGGTCTTTCGGCGTCAGCGTCACGCCCGGGATACCGCGCAGGACGATCCGCGTCGAGACGTCCGCCTGAACGTGCGCGGCGGCGACGTACTCGCGGCCCGAGAGCGGCTCGACCGAGGCCCAGACCGTCGCGAGCGCGACCCACGTCGGGACCTGATCGCCATACGCGTCGGTTCCGTCGGTCGCGCGCTCGACGACGACCCGGTGTCGCAGTCGGCCGGCGCGCATCAGAGGTGACGCCGATACGGAGCGAGCAGCGCGTCGACCGCGAACGGCAGTTCGTTGACGATCGTGCCGGTGACGGCGAGTTCGCGGTGCTCGTAGAAGTGACCGACGAGCAGACGGAGCGCCTGCATGATCGGCTGCGGCACGAGTTCCGGGCCGCCATAGCCGGCGACGAACTCGACCTCGACCGCGGCGAAACGGTCGGAGACGGTCGGCCAGCGGTAGCCGTCGCGCGGACGGAGCCGCGGCGGCGAGGTGTTAAGGTCGGCCTCCCACTCGAGAGACGACCACGTGACGAGCGTGCCGGCGTCGTTCCGATACCGGACCGCGGCGATCGACTGCACCGGGTCGCGCGGCAGCGTGATGATCTCGCCCGGCGGGAAGTCGTCGAGCGTCATCGTGAAGCCGGTCGTACAGAGCGCGAGGCCGCACGTCGTCTCGACGTGCTGACGCGCCGCGAGGATGAGGCCGGCGATCACGCCGTCCTCGTCGAAGTGATCGACGCGCATATGCGCGCGCGCCTCGGCGATCGAGAGCGGCTCGGCCGTCGGCGGCGTGGTGACGCGGATCGAGGACTTCATCACTTATTCTCGGGCGCGGCCTTGCGCGCCTTGTTCGCCGGCGGCTTGGCCGCCTTCGCGCCGTCGGCGGGCGCGGCCCAGCCCTCGGCGATCGCGAGCTCGGCGCACTCGTTCGAGACGTCGACCGTCGCGCCGGCCTCGTAGTGCACCACGTCGGTGCCACCGTAGGCGTAGGCGAACGACTTGAGGATTTGCACCTGCATAAGAACCTCGAGGAAAAGAGAGAGGGGCGGCCCTTTCGAGCCGCCCCCCCTCCGCGATCGGACTTATCCGATCAGGTGGTCGCGAAGCGCACGACCTTGATGGCCTCCGAGTCGAGCAGCATGCCGCCCACGCGCTTCGTCGTGTAGAACGAAACGTAGGGCTTGCTCGAGTACGGGTCGCGGAGCGTCCGCACGCCGACGCGATCGACGATGCAGTACCCGGCGCGGAAGTTGCCGAACGCGATGGACAGGCTGTTCGCCGCCTTCGCGGGCATGTCCTCCGCCTCGTACACCGGGTAACCGAGCAGCGTGCTCGGCTGACCCGCGGCGAGACCCGGCTGCCAGAGGTACTGGCCGGTCGTGTCCTTGATGCCGCGGAGCTCGCCGAGGATCGCCTTGTTGGTCATCCACGCCGCGCCCGAGCGGAACCCGGCCTTGAGCTTGTAGACCGTGTTGACCAGCACGTCCGCCTTGTTCGACGCGGCGAAGTCGCCGGCGACGCCAGTCGGGATGTGCTCGAGGGTGGCATCCGCACGCGACGCGTCCGCGGTGGCCGCGGTCGAGTAGTTGAGGAAGCCGCGCGGCTTGTTCGTGCCGTCGCCGACGATGAACGCGTTACCCTCCTGACGCGCGAACTCGAGCGCCACGGACTCCGCGAGCCACTGCTCGACGTTGAAGAACACGTCGTCCAGCGACCACTGCGTCGCGCGCGGGTTGGCGTAGACCTCGCCCATCAGCGCCGCGCGCTCGGCGAGCGTCGGCGTGTTGGTCTCGGTCCGCGCCGCGGTCTCACCGACCCACCCGCTCGAGGTGCCGCGGAGGTCGATCAGCCGCTTGTAGTCGTTGGTCGAAACCGAGACCACGGTCGCGACCTGACGCACCGGCGAGATGTCGACGAGGCGCGCCTGCACCTCGCGGGCGATCTCTTCGGGCAGCGCGAAACCGCCGTCCGCGTTGACCGCGAGCTGCGTCGCCTTGCGCTCGATCTCGGCGAGGCCGGTCTCGACGCCCTTGCGCACGAACGCGTTGAACGCGCGCTTGTGCTCCGCCTTCGCCGGATCGACGTCGCCAGCACCGCCGACGGAGAGGCGACCGGCCTTGGTGGCCGCGGCCTCCGCGGCGGCCTTCGCGGCCTCGGCGGCCTCGATCGCCGCGTTGGCCTTCGAGAGCGCCTCGGCGCGCTCGGCGTCGGCGCGGCTCTTGTAGTCGCGGTCGACCGAGCGGAACTCGGCGACGGACTGGGCGAGCGCCTCGACGGCGCCCTTGATTTCGGTGGACATGACAGTACTCCTGAAAGGAATGGTGTTTAGGGTTGCGGCCTTAACCGGCGATCGTTTGCCGGGCCGCGTTGATGGCCTTCAGCAGCTCCGCCTCGGCAGGGTCCCCCTGCTCGTCGTCGGAGTTGACGGCAGGTTCCCCCTGCATCGTCTTGAAACCGTGCGCCGCGATGGCCGTCGCAGCGCCGCGAGAAAATCCGAGCTGGTCGCGGAGCGCGCGCTCGAAGTCGCGCACCGTCTTGATCGAGTCCGATTTCGCGGACGTGATCCGCGCGGCCTCGTTCGCCGGGAACGTAACCGGCGAGACCTCCCACAGGTCGAGCTCGAGAAGCGACCGGATGCCGCTCTGCTCGTCGTAGGACGAGCGGACGGTCGAGAACCCGATGGAGAGACCGGAGAGCGCGCCCATCTTGATCAGCTCGAGCGCCTCGCGCCCGCGCTGCGTCCCGAGCGCGAGCTGCCCCTTGACGACGAGCCCGCGCTTGTCCTCGCGCATCTCGGTCCAGACGCCGATCGGCTCGTCCGGGTTGTGCTGCCAGAGCATCGCCGGGACGCGGCCCGACTTGAGCGTCTCCGCGAACGCGCCGGCGACGACGATATCGCCATACGAGTCGGTGTTCCCGAACACGGAACCGTAACCCTCGATGACGCCCTCGGCGCTCGCCTTGATCTCGGCGGCCACCCGCAGTTGCTTGCGTTCGATCTCCATCGTCGTCACCTCACGTGTTACCCTGCGCCGCGACCGAGCCGGCCGGCGCCATGTTTAGCGGCTGCAGATAGACGTCGCCGCCCTCGATCCGGTTCATATTCTCGAGCGACCGGATATCGTTTGCCGATAGCCACCCGTTCGCGCGCCCGATCGCATATGCGTCATAGCGCGACTTGATATCGCCGCGCAGGAGTCCCTCGACGGAGTGCTCCGGATAGTAGAGACCCGGCGCCGTGAAGAGCGCCCGCGAGAGCGCCTGCTCCCAACGGACGAGCCACGGCCGGATGCAGTGCGTCAAAAACTCGATCGACTGATGCTCGATGTTCCCGAACGTCGCGCGCTCGAGGTCGCCGATCAAGTGCGGCGGAACCCGGAAGATGCCGGCGATTTCCGATCGCTGAAACTTCCGCGTTTCGAGGAACTGCGCGTCGTCGAATGTCATCGCGATCGGTTCGACCTTCGCGCCCTCTTCGAGCACGACCGTGCGGCGCGCGTTCCGCGAGCCGGCAAAGGTTTCGTTCCACGTATCGACGAACCGCTTGCGCGCGTCCGGGCCGAGCTTGCCTTGCAGCGTAACCGCGAGCGACGGCGTGGCATCGTTCGCGTAGAACCGGCCCGCGTATTCCTGCGTCGAGATCGCGACGCCGATCGTCTCGCGCGCGTCCTCGAGGACCGACCGCCCGACGATCCCGTCCGACGAGAGTCCGCGGAGGTGGAGGATTTCCTCCGGCGAGAACTCGCGCCGGCCGCCGGCGGTCTCGACCTCGTAGACGAGCGTCATATCCGGCCGCTGCCGGACCGTTACCCGGTCGGGGTGTAGCGGGAGCAGCTCGGTCGCGCGCGACTCGCCGACCCAGTTGATATACGAATACGCGTTGCCGCGGAGGCAGAGATGCGCTTGCATCATCTCGCGCCATTCCATCGCGGTCTGGTACGCGTTCGGCGTGTCGTGCAAAAGCCGGTAGAGCGGGTGCGTGTCCGCGCGCTCTTTGCCGTTCGACGTCCGCCGGTAGATGTGGAGCGGCAACGACGCGACCGTCTCCGAGATCACCCGGACGCAACCGTAGACGGCCGCGACGCGCATCGAGCTCTCGGCGGTAACGGCCGCGCCCGACGAGCCGATCCGCGAGCGAGCGATCTCGCGCGCGATATCGTCGATGGTCGCCGCCTTGCGGCCGCGGAAAAAGTCGAGCCACGCCATCACAGCACCAGCAGTTCGTTGCTTTCGTACACGCTCGAGTCCTCCGCGTTAAGCGATGCGCGGGCGAATGCCATGAGAAGGCATACCATCCCGTCGATCTTTTCCGCGCTTCGCCGCTTGTCCGGCGCCAAGTTCATGTTCTGATCCCGCCGCGGAACGAGGTTGGCCGCGTTCCACGTGAGTACCGGGTCGCCGCCGTGCCGCAGTCGGCCGGAGACGTAGGCGCGCTCGAGCGCCTGAAACCCCGGATGAAAAGACTTCGGCCCCTGAACAAACTGGACCATCGGCATCCCGGCGGCGAGCAGCCGGTTGGTCAGGTCCGTTGCGTTCCACGGATCGAAGGCAACTTCGATCGGACGGAACCGCGCGACGTCCTCGAGTATGTCGCGCTCGACGAGCGCGTAGTCGGTAACGTCGCCCTCGGTCTGCGTCACGCGGCCCTCGGCGACCCAGCCCCGGTACGGGACCGAGCCGCGCTCCGTGCGCTGTGCGACCGCGGCCTCCGGGACCCAGTAGCGGCCCCACGTGTAGTAGACGCCCTCACGCTCGAAGAGCAGACGCCACGCGGTCATATCGCGCGTCGACGCGAGATCGAGAGCGGCCCAGCAGCGGGCGCCTTCGAGCTCGGAGAGGTTCACCTCTCCGGAGCAGCGTTTCCAGCGGCGGAGGTCGACCCACGCCTCGGCGGCGGCGGCCGGCCGGTTAAGCCGCTTGATCCGGAACTCCGCGAGCGTTCCCGGCTGCGCCTTCGCCTCGGCCGCGTACTCGCGCATTTTCTCGAGCGAGACCGAGACGCCGAGCAGCGGGTTGGCCTTGATCCACTTCGACTCGTCGAAATCGTCGTCCGCGTCGTCGAGGGCGTAATAGACCGCGAGGTAGTGATCCGCCTCGACGAGTCCCTCGAGAACTTGCCACGCGAACTTGCGCTGCTCCGCCCACGGTCCCGGGTTTTCGTAACCTTCGGTCGTCGTGTAGAGGAAGAGCGGCGACTTGCGCGCGCCGGCAGCGGACCGCAGGACGTCGAACAGGTCGCGCGTCTTGTGCGCGTGTAGTTCGTCGAAGCAGAGCGCGGACGGGTTCAACCCGTCCTGCGTCGACGCCTTCGCGTTGATCGGCCGGAACGTCCCGCCGACCTCGTACCGCGCAATCGCGTTCGCGAACGGCTCGAGCGTGAACGCGTCCCGCAGGTCGGAGACTTTCTCGACCATGCGCTTGGCGACGCCCCAGACGATCCGCGCCTGATCTCCCGTCGTCGCCGCCGAGATGACCTGCGGCCCGACCTCGGGCTCGGTACAGAAAACGTAGAGCAGGATGCCGGCCGCGAGCGCCGACTTGGCGTTCTTCCGCGCGACCGCGTAGAGCGCCGTCGTAAATCGCCGCGACCCGTCCGGATTTCGGAACCCGAAGAGGTTGCAGAGGAAGAACACCTGCGACGGCTCGAGCCGGATCGTCGGTGTCTCCCAGACGCCTTCGACGTGCGGCAACTGCTCGATGAACTCGCAAGCCGCGTTCGCCTGTTCCGGCGACCAGTAGAAGGGCGGCCGCTTGGCGCGCGCGCGTTTCAGGTCGCGGAGGAACCGCTTGGCCGCGAGTCGAACGTATTTGCCGACCATCCGACCGGTCGAGTCCGCCGCCGCCTCTTCGGCGTAGGCGAGCGCGATCGCGACGTAATCACCCGGCGCCGCCCTCCGGCGCCTTGAACTTGCGGAACGGGTTGGACGGTTTGTCGTCGGCAATCGGTTTCACCTTCGAGCGCCACGCCGGCGAGAGACCGAACGCGGCGGCGAGCGTATTGAACTGGGCGAGCAGATGACCCGTCGGCGTCTCGCCGGCGGTCCAGAGCTGAACGATCTTTCCGTGTAGCGCGCAGAGATGCCCGAGCGCCCCGAGGTCGGCCTCGGACAGGAGCTTGTTTGCGACGAGCATCGGAGCGAGGCGCCCCCACTCCCGGGCGGCGTGCGCGTTCGGCAGCCAGTCCGGCGCGGCCGGCACCTCGGTCATCGGCGGCAACTCGAGGCCCGGTTCCGCCCGGCGGTCGGGCCGGTCGGTCCCGGCGATCACCTTAAGGGCGGACGGACGTCGTGGAGGACCGGGCATCGTAAATCCTGTTTTGAGAACGTGACTTCGCCTAATTTCAGGTCCGGCGTCGGTCTAGGTCGTTTCCTCCCAGACTTTCGACCCGCCCCCCGGGCTGTCAGCTCCGCGGGCGGGCGAACCCCTGCTCGCGGGCGGTCCGGCTCGAGTGGCACGGCCGGCAGAGCGCGCGGAGGTTCGCGGGATCGTTGTTTCGACTGTCCCCGTCGATGTGGTCGACCTCGGTGGCGACGGTCACGCGTCCTGCCTGATTACAGAACCGACAGAGCGGCTCGCGCGCGAGGGCGGCCGGACGTATCCGGGTCTGCCACGCGTACCCGTAGCCGCGCTCTGCGGCTGTTCCTCGACGCAGGTCGAACCCCTTGCGCGCGTCGTTCCGATGCGCGTCGCAGTACCCGATCTTGCCGACGACGAGAGCCCGGCATCCGGGAGCGTTACACGGTCGAGGGGCGGCGGCTGGCATTATCCGTTGAACGCGCGGACGCAGACGTTACGGTTGAGGACCTCGCCCGTCGAGAGAGTCGCGACTGCCTCGAGTTGGTACGTCCGGCCGTGCACGACGCCCGAGACTCGGACCGTCGAGATCGCGCCGTTGATACCCTGCGACGTGAGCGTGAGGCCCGGGATCGCGTTGTACGTGACCGAGACGAGCGTCGCGTTGCCGAGGTCGCCCCATTCGATCGAGACGTTGGCGCTATCGCCCGGGTCGAGGTTGATGATGCTCAATGCACTTTCTCCGATCGGCCGCTCGCCGAGACTCGCGTCGTCGACGTGACGCGCACCCGGGCGAGCCGGTGCGTCGGCGGCATGTAGGGCGCGCTGCCGTAGGACTCGAGCGTGATCGACCCGAGGGTAATCGACGCCTGTCCGTTAACCGCGAGCGCGCCCGTCGCCGAGGCGAGGACGTCCGCGAGCGTTATCGCCGCCGAGCCGCGGATATCGACGCGGCCGGTCGAGCTCGTCGAGACGTCGCCGAGGGTCGTCGAGAGAGCTCCCGAGACCCGGAGCGCGCCGGTCGCCGAGACCGATACCGGGCCGAGCGTCGCCGCGAGGGTGCCGCTGTTCGTCGCCTGTAGCGTTCCCGTCGCCGCGATCGAGACCGCGCCGAGCGTTATCGCGCTCGAGCCGGCGATCCGGAGAGCGGCGGTCGAGGTTAGCGCGACGTCGCCGAGCGTTACCGCCGACGTCGCCGCGATGCGGACCGTTCCGGTCGCCGCGAGGGAGATCGCGCCGAGCGTCGCGTCGAGCGAGCCCGAGGCGGAGGCGCCGGCGGTTCCGTTCGCCGAGAGCGTAACGTCGCCGAGCGTTACCGACGACTCGCCCGCGATAAGGAGCGCGCCGTCGGACGAGAGCGTAACGTCGCCGAGGGTAACGGAGAGCGCGCCCGAGACCGATCCGGCCGCTGTCTGATTCAGCAGCAGGAGCAGCATCTCAATCCTCCGGCGGCGGCGGTTCTAGTCGCGGGACGTGGTCAACGAAAATCGGCGCCGAAGCGACGAGCGAGCCCGGCAGTTGCGAGAGGTCGTAGTCGTCGGGAAAGGTGACGACCTGCGGCGCCACGTAGACGTTCCCCTCGACCGCCGCCTGGGCATCGAACCGAAGCATCTGCACGGCGGCGCTCCATTACGCGAAGAACAAGTCGCCGACGACCTCGTTTGCGCCGACCGCGGTCGCGTCGGCGTCCGCGGCGCCGGTAACGATCGTCAGACCGATGCCGGTCGAGAACGCGATGCCGCCCTCGAGCGTGAAGTTGGAAATGCCTCCGGGCGGGATGGCGATCGTGCGAACGACGCCGGTGCCGGCCGTCGGCGTGGTCGTCTGATTGTGCAGTTTGACGTAGCGCCACGCCGCGGAGTTGTTCGAGAGCGACCACCCGAGGACGCGGCCCGCCGAACCTTTCACGCTTGTCGCGTTGGTCGTCGCGGCCGAGACGATATGCGCGCCGCTCGCCGCGCCGGTCGCGTTCGCGCGGTACTGCTGGCCAACGTCGCCCGCGAGGTTAGTACCCGCAGCCAGCGCCGGCGTGTTGGTCGCCAGCGACACCGGCAACGTCGCCGGTAGTACGATATTGACGGGCAGCGGCGCGTTCGATCCCTGCGGCCGCACGCCGGCGAGGAACATCGGCACGTTCGCGACGTCCTCGACGGCAACAAAGCCGACAGTCCACGTCGTCGACGACGCCGGGTTGGTCGTTCCGTTGTAGGCCCAAAGGTAAAAATGGAGCTCTACGTCGTCGTCGGGCAGGTTTTCGATACGCGACGCGCGGGTGTTGAAGTTCGGCGCCGTGGCGGTCGCGACGAGAGCGTCGGCCCAGTTCGCGTTGCGGCCGTCGGCATACGTTTGCATGACGTGGCCGGCGGTCGCCGTCGTGTTGATCGTCGCCGTCGTGTTGCCGGTATTCCAGCCGCGGCGCTGCGAGTCGACGCCGGCCTGCGTGGCCGTCGTGCCGGAGTAAAGAGTCCAAAAGTAGTTCCAGCCGAAGAGGTCGACCGTGCACGAACCGCTTGCGGGCCAGCCCGCGACGGTGAAGTTGATCGTGTTCGCGTCCGGGATCGACGCGATCGCGTAGCGCCCCGGAACGCCGTTCGCGCCGGTGATTGCGCCGACCATCATCGACTGACCGACGTTCGCCGCGGTGAAGCCGTGCGCCGCCTTGGTGACGCTGATGCTCGTCGCGGAGTTGATCGTGCAGGACAGGCCCTCGCCGACGAGATCGGCGAGCATGACCGCGAAATTGTTTTGCGCGATGCGCTGCGAGAGGATCGTCTTGTGACGCGCGAGGAACGCGCCGCGGAACGTCCGGGTGCTTCGCGCGAGGAACTCGGAATTGGCCGTCGTACCGGCTGCGACGACGAGGTTAGACGAGGACTGCGACACCGTAACGCCGGTACCCGCCCGCCGTTGCGTAAACTCCGGCGCAAGCAAGCTCGAGCCGACGTCCGCAAAGCCGACCGACCAAACGTCGGCCGGCACCTGACGAACGATCGCGCCCGCGTCCGTCGCGAGCGGGTTGTCGCCGCGCACGCGCATATGCGTCGTCGAGTCGGCGAGTCCGTCGGTCAGCTTGATGCGCTGATACTGGACGCCGGCGATATCGTCGGTGGCGGCGATCTCTCCGGCGCCCGGCAGCGTTACGTTGTCGGCCATCGGTCTCTCAGGCGTTCGGAGCGGTAAGCGTGAAGCCGGTCACGGTGAACTGCTGGCCGGCCGCGAACACCACGTTGTCGACCGTCATGTCGCCGCCGCCGCCCGTCGCGGTAACGGTCCCCTGCCCGTGGCAGGTCGTACCGTCGGACGCGTAGAGGCGGAAGTGCGCTGCGGTTCCGGCCGCGTCGGCCGACGAGTCGACCCACGATCCGGACAGCGCTTTCGTTCCGCCGGAGGCGGCGGCCATCCAGTCCGACGGGAGGTTGATCGTCGCGAGGACGGTCCCGGCGTCGGCGGCGGCGCAGTTCGCGGGAGCGGCGCCGGTGCGGATGCGGAGGATCGCGCTCGCGCCGGCGGCGGTCTCGATCGCGTCGAGAAGCGCATTGCGGACGGTCGTCGAGAGTTGGAGAGGCATGATCGGACCTCGGAAAAGAAAAAACCCGCCGGAGGGCGGGTTCGTTTGTAGTGGGGCGCGACGCCCCGAGTTAAGCGGACGTTAGCGTCTAGACGTCTAGGTGTAAAGCCCTCGACGTGCGATAGAGTCTAGACGGACAGCCCGCGCCCGCGGAGCAGTCCGCGAACGAACCAGAGGGCGGCCCGCCAGTGCGAGTAGAGCGCGGCGCGCGAGATGCCGAGCCGGTGCGCCTTGACCTGCGCCGGCGCGTTCGACTTGTACCAAATCGAGATCAGGGCGCGGGTTTTCTCCGGGCAGTCGAGATAGGCGCGATCGACGACCATCAGGATATCGTCGTTGGACATTTCCGGCGGGCCGAGGATCACCCCGTCGTGTAGGAGCCGGAGCCGCTCGAGCGGGTGCATCCCGCCGCCGGCCCCGCGTCGACCGTCGCGCGCCCACGCGTCGAGTAGTTGGTCCGTGGCGACGAGTTCGGGGTCGAGGCGGGTGGTCATGGGGTTGTCCTACGGTTCGAGCGGTGCGGATCGTCGGGCGAGCTCGGTCTCGGACGACGCGGCGTGAATATGGACCGCCACGGAGCCGCCCGGGACGACGGAGCCGCGGACGATCCGGAGGTCGTGTATGTTCGAGTCGTCCTCGATCACGTTGACCGCGACGATCGCGTCGAGCAGCGCCTTCAGCACGTTGTCGAGGTCCCGCCTCTTCCGGTCCGGCGGGTTCGCGACGAGCGAGACGCGGAGCGGGCCGGCGAGTCCGTCTCGAGGGACGCGCTGCTCGAGTAGCGCGAGCGCCGCCGCGGTGCGGTAGTCCTTCCCGCGGCGGCTGACGAACATACGCCCTCGCATCGCGCTCCAGTAGTGATTCACGCTCGGCGGGTACGGCAGGGTGAAGTGGAGCGAGATCATCAGAACGGGATGTCGTCGTCGTCGAACTTTTCCGCCGGCGCGGCGGTCGAGCGCGAGTCGGCCGGCGCGCGCGCGGGCGCGGCGGAGCGGGCGTCGTCCTTCCGGCGGACGGCGAGCGAGTAGAACTTCTTGCCTTCCATCTTCGTGCCGGGTCGGCCGGTCTTGACCCAGCCCGAGAGCCAGTATTCGACGCCCTCCACGTTAATGGAGCCGGACATATCCGGGTGCTTCGGCTGCTCTTTCCGCTCGTTCTTCGCGAGCAGTCCGGTGTTCGTGTTGTCGTAGGTCATCGCGTATCTCTCCGTTGCGTTTCGACTGAAAAGGGTTCCCCATAGACGCGCTCGAAGAGCGCGCCCCAAGTCTCCGCGGGCTGCCCGGGTCGTTTCCCGGCGATCGCGTACTCCCGCCCCTGCTCCCGGATCGCCGCGCGGATGCGCTCTTTGCGCTGCTCGGCGGTCGTTACGCCGGCGGCCCAAGAGAGCGGGAGCTCGAGCTTGCGGGCCATCCACGCCTCGTGTCGGACGGTCACGTCCCGCCCTCCGGTTTCGGGAGGACGCGGGCGAGCACGTCGCCGACGCGGGCCGGGCCGAGCGCGCGCGTCCGCCACGTCGACGAGGGCGCGACGAGCGCCGGGAGCGCCTCGCGGACCTCTTCGCGCGCCTCGATCTCGACGAAGTGTTCCGCGAACCGCCGCTCGAGGAACGGGAGCGAGTCCTCGGACGCGCGCGCGATAACCTGCCAGCCGCCGAGGGCGGCGACGGCGCGCTCGACGGGCGGGACGGACGGGCCGGCGCGATACGCGCCTCTGGCGTGAACGAGCGCAGCCTGCCACGCCTCGCCGGCGGTCATGGCGCCGGCGCGTCGAAGGGCGGCGAAGTCGGCCGGGCGCGGCATAAACCGGCTCGAGGTAAGCAGGTGGGCCGCGGCGCGTTCGACGTCCTCGAGCGGCCACGCGCGGAGGGCGAGCCAGTAGGCGTCGAGCAGCGTGCCGTCGAGTTCGCGGTCGTAGACGCGGGCGAGGCCGGCGATCACGGCGCGGAATCGGGAGAAGTCGTTAGCCTCCATTGCGGCGGACCTCCGGCGGTAGCCAGTCGGCGGTTCGGTCGACGTTGGCGCGGGTCAGGGTCGAGAGGTCGGTCCGCGGCGGGTTCCGCGCGAACGCGAGCCCGGCGTCGATGTGCTTGGCGTCGCGGAGGAAGAGTTCGATGGAGTCGTAGACCGTCCCGCGGTCGTTCTGCCCCATGTGATGAGGCGAGTTCTGGTAGCCGCCGATCGCGGCGCAGAGGTCGGTCTCGGAGTAGTTCCGGAGGGCGGCGCGGATCAGCTTGCGGCGCTTCGGGTCGAGCTTCGCCTGCGGGTGCCGATAGGTCGATCGCCAGAACTCGAACACGCGGAGGACGGTCTCGGAGTCGGTCTCGGTCTCGGTCTCCGGATCGTCGGTTGCCTTCGGGCGGCTCGATCTCCGCGCGGTCGGCGCAGCCGGCATATCGGTTTTACTCTCTGGTCTGGTCTGGTCTAGTCTGGTCTGGTCTAGTAACGCCTCTGCGTTACCGGTCGAAACGCTAGTGCGTTTCGCGGACGTCTCTCGGTGCCTCGCCACCCTCTTCGACGTTAGCGCCCGGCGGCGCGCGTCGACTCCGTTATGCGCTTGAAATCCCGGCAATTCGACGCGGTTTTCGTCGATCGCGACGACCCAATCCGGCGGGAGGCAGGAGCAGAAACCCGGGATGCCGAGCAGCTCGTCGAGCTCGTCGAACCCGAGGTCGAGCGTGTCGTCCTCCCGGGCGTGCGAGTCGGCGTAAATCCAGAGCCGCGCGAGACCGCCGATGACTTGCGTTACATAGTGAAACGCACTTGCGTTACCAGTCGCGGCGCCGGCGCGCTGCCGGTCGAGCCGGGCAAGCGCCTTCGCGGCCCGGAGTACGCGCGGGTCGGTCTCGAGCGCCTTTTCGAGTTTGATCCATGCGCTCATGCCGAGGCCGCCTCCCCGGTCGCGTAGCGGCTGCGCTTTTCCGACCGCGGGCGGTCGATCCGGACCCAACGGCCGGAGTCGACGCGCTGCTGCAACGTCATCCCGAAGTTATCGACGCCGGACGGAACCTCGACGCCCGGCCGGCGCCGGAGCGGGATCGTCTTGAACGGCGAGTAGTCGACGTGGTGATGCCACCGGCCGAACTTGAAAACGACCCGCGCGACGTCCGGGTGCATCGCCGCGAGCATCTCACTCTTCGGGCGGGTTCCCTCCGACGCGTAGAACTCCGCCGTGTTCCCGCCCGCGACGACCTGCGTCGGCATCTTGTATTGGAGAAACGCGTTGAACTGGACCGTCGCCCAACCGTCTTTCAGCATCCGGAGCGAGAGGTCCGTGTCCTCGTTGTAGCGGCCGCGCCAGCGGTAAGGGGCGTCATTCCGGATCAGGTTGCAGGAATAGATGCGGGTATTGGTCACGAAGGGCGGCATCACGCTCTTCCGGCTCGCGAACATGAAGTAATTGGGGCCGGCCATCGCAACGTTTTCGTAGCGGGTGCAGAAATCTTCCATGGCGCGCCAGAACGCGGCGGCGACGCACGGCGTCTTTAGGTTGTAGTTCAGGCGATAGAACCCGTTGATGTTGTCGTCCATTACCCAGTGCCAGGCGTGGCCGTTCGCGATCGAGTGGTCCCACGCGAAGTTCCGCGCGGCGCCCGGGCCGACACTCTTCGTCGTCCCGAACTCGTCGAATGTGTCGTATCGGTCCTTGTAGGAGAGGTCGAGCTCGAGGATCGTCGCGAGCGGGTCGCAGGCGGCGCGGTAGGCGTCGACCTCCGCGGGCTCGACGACGATGTAGTGCGGGACGCGCATCGCGACGAGCGACTTGTGCGTCAGCCGGGACTCCCAGCGCCCTTTCGAGACGATGTAAAGCGGAAACCGCGGCATCATGATTCGCTGCCCTCCGGCGCATAGCGTTTGTCGACCATGTGACCGATCTCCGCCTCCGGGTACCAAATCGAGCGCGTGTTCGGAGTTAGCGTCTGCTCGACGAGTCTCGAGAACCGCTCCATGTCCTCGTCACTCTCGAAGTGGACGATCACCGAGTAGCGCGGCGTAAGGTCCTCCTGAACAAACTCCGGCATCCCGCGCCACTCGGCGATCCATGGCGCCTCGATGCCCTCGAAGGAGAGTTGCTCGAGGTCGCCCGCGCGCGGGACGAGCCGAGCGGCGGAACCGCTCCCGGTCGACGGGTTAGCCATTCGAGCGGCCCTCCCGTTTGCCGGCGACGATCCGCTCTCGATAGAGCTCGTCGAGAGCGAGCGCGGCGTCGCCTCGCGGCGCGTTCGTCCTCTGTTTTTCGATATCGCAGACCGCGGCGGGCGAGAGGCCGACGCGCGCGCCGATAGCGGCGAGCGTGAGGCCCGAGCGGCGGAGCGTTCGGATGCGGTGTGACCAGTTGGGCATGACCGGAAAGTTACGGTGTTCCCTTATTCCCCGACTACGGTTTCCCGTTACTATTCTTCGGTAGAATTAAGGCCGCCCGTATACAAAAGAAGGTCAAACCGATGAACGCAGGAACACGATTGAAAGAGCGCCGCGTCGAGCTCGGGATGACGGTCGCCGAGCTCGCGCGCTCGGCCGGGATCGCCGCGTCGACTCTTTACGACCTCGAGCGCGGGGTGAGTCGGTCGTCGCGACAGATGCACCGACTCTGCTCCGCTCTCGCGCTAAACCCGGACTGGGTAGAGACCGGCGCCGGGCCGCGGCTCGCGAACGAAAAACCCCGGCAAAATGGGCTCGAAATCGTTTACGCGGGCGAGCGCATAACCGCCGAGTCCGCGCGTCTCGCGGCGCAGATCGAGCGGCTCGACGAGTCGGTCCGCCGGCACGTCGAGGCAGTAATCGCGTCTCTCGTCGACGCGTCGCCGAAGAAGTAGACCCGCCCTCGCCGGCCGGCGCCGCGCGCGCTCGGCCGCGCCTCGATCTCGGGACCGCCCTCGCCCGCCCGGGCGGCGGGTTCCGGAGATAGTTCCAATCCGGAACAGTTAACCCAATTTGCTTGCGCTAACCCGTAGACGGGTGTTACGGTTCTTCGTAAGTTTCGATTGCGGTTTGCGAGACCGCCGCCTCGGCTAACCGTAACCGAGGCGACCGAACCGAAGGAGAACCGAAATGAAGTTCTACGTCATCACCACGCTCGACGGCGAGACCGCCGGTTGCGAGCGATCACTACGGCGAGCTAAAGCCCTCGGCCGGTCCCTTTGCGGCGAGTTCACCGTCGATGCGGTCGAGGTCGCGGTCAACGCCGAAACGATCCGACGCCTGCTCGGCGCGGTCGGCGGCTACGCGATCTCGCAGCAGCAGGTCTACCCGCGCGAGGCCCGGTCGTGAGCGCCGAAGCGTTCGACTGGCTCGTCCTCCTGACCGGGTGGGTCGTCCTGCTCGGCGTCGGCGCGATCGTCGGCGCGATCGTCGAGTCGTACCTCGAGTGGCGCCGGGAGCGCGAGCAGCGTCTCCCGCCGCCTGCGTGGCGCGCGCGCGTCGTCCGCCGCTGGAAGGTGCCGGAATGACCGCTCCCCGCTCTCCCGCCCGCGCCGTCGTCGTCTCCGCCGCGCGATTCGAGCGCAGCCACGGCCGGCCGCCGCGCGGCGACGGTTACTGGATTTTCGAGGACGCCGCCGGCCGCCAGTTCTGGGAGCAGTCCGCTCTCTACTCCGTCGCCCGCCGATCGGCGGTAGCGGAGGCGCGGACGCGAGGCATCCGGACCGTCTACGTCTGCCCATAGGTGAGGATCATGCCGACAGCGAAAACGAAGCGCGGCGCGACGAAGCGCCGCAGCCGATCAATCCCTCTCGACCGAAGCGCCGTCTCTGATCCGGTAATGCTCGACTCCGTGCTCCGGCTCGCCGGCGCCGCGTACACGATGGCGCGGTTTACCGCGACCGCGGTGCGCCGGCCGCCAGCGTTCGCCGTCGCCGTTCCGTGGGCCGCGCTCGAAGTCGTCCGCGAAGTGCTCGACGAGGCCGGCCTCGAGTGGCGCGCCGGTCCTAACGGGCCGCTCCGTCGACTCCGCAAGAACTAATCCCGACTCAATCCCCGAAACCCGAGGCACCGAAGTATGAATGACCCGAACTTTCCGGCCGAGCGCGAAGTCGTCGCGACGTCCGACCAGTCTCTAATCGCGAACATCTCGCGCGCCGAGATCGACCAGCAGATCGCGACCGCGCGCGCGTTCCCGCGGTCGTTAAACCGTTTCATGAACGAGTGCATGAACATGGCGACCCTTACCGAGCAGGTCGCCGCCGATTGCATCTATGCCCTGCCGCGAGACGGCAAGACGATCGAAGGTCCGAGCGCGCGCCTCGCCGAGATCGTCGCCTCCGCGTGGGGCAACTGCCGCGCCGGCTCGAGGATCGTCTCCGAGGACGCGGAGTTCGTCACCGCGCAAGGGGTTTTCCACGACCTCGAGCGTAACGTCTCGATCACCTACGAAGTGCGCCGCCGGATCACCGACCGGAGCGGCCGGCGCTTCAAGCCGGACATGATCGCCGTGACCGGGAACGCGGCCTGCTCGATCGCGCTCCGGAACGCGGTCTTTAAGGGAGTGCCGAAAGCGTTTTGGTCCGCGATCTACGACGCCGCGAAGCAGGCGGCCGTCGGCGACGTGAAGACGATCGCGAACAAGCGCGCGGACGCGCTCGCGTATCTCCAAAAAATGGGAGTGACGCAGGAGCAGGTGCTCGCGGTCCTCGGGATCGCCGGCGTCGAGGATATCGGCGCGGACCAACTCGCGACGCTGCGCGGCCTGATCACGGCGATCAAAGACGGCGACACGACGGTCGATCACGCGTTCGGCGGACCCGAGCCCGCCGGCAGCGGCAAGCCGCGCGTGGCGGCGCCGCGCGCGAAGCCGAAGGCGGAGCCGGCCGAGGGCGCGCCGAGTGCTTAACGTCGTGCTGCCAGACGGGCTGCTCGAGTTCGACGAGGCCGCGCACGTGTACCGACTCGAAAGGCGGCAGGTGCCGAGCGTGACGCAGGTGCTACAACTCATCGACTCGTTCGAGGGCGTGCCGCTCGACGTGCTCGAGCGCGCGCGCGAGTTCGGGCAACACGTCCACCGCGCCGTCGAGCTCGACTCCAAAGGCGAACTCGACGAGGAAAGCCTCGACCCGGCGCTCGCCGAGTACCTCGCCGGGTGGCGCAAGTTCGTCGGCGATCGTAAGGCGACCGTGCTCGCGAGCGAGGTCCGCGTCGCGAGCCGGCGTCTATCGTTCGCCGGCACTCTCGACTCTCTCGTCGAGATCGACGGGAGGACGATAGTCGTCGACGTGAAATCGGGCGCGATCCCGACGCGCACGGTCGGGCCGCAAACCGCGGCATACGAGTTCGCGCTCCGCGAGTGCTGGCCGGACCTCTTCCCGCGAGCTCTGCCGCGGGCGTGCGTCCGGCTAATGCCGAACGACTATCAATTCGTCCCGTTGCGCGACGGTCGCGACTGGAACGTCTTTCTCAGCGCTTTAAACATTCATAAGTGGAGGATCATATGACGACCGACGTCGAACAACTGCCGGCCGTAAGGCAGGTGACGAGCGAGATCGCGGACCTCGAGACCTTCGCGGCCGACTACCGGGTCGCGACCTTCGCCGAGTATCAAGCCGGATCGACCGACCTGCAGCGCGTCAAGTCGGCGCAAAAGCGACTCGAAGAGACCCGGACCTCGATCACCGGCCCGATGAACGCGGCCCTGAAACGCGTCAACGATTTCTTCCGCGCGCCGACCGAGCGCCTCGCGACGATCGAGCGCACGATCAAGTCGCAACTCGTCGCCTTCGCGGACGAGCAGGAGCGCATCCGCCGGGAGGAACAGCGGAAGGCCGACGAGGCCGCCCGGAGGGAGCGCGAGCGCCTCGAGGCGCAGGCCCGCGAGGCCGAGCGCAAGGCCCGCGAGAAGGCCGAGGCCGACCGTCGAGCCGCCGAGGCCGCCGCCGCCGCCGGTCGCGCCGAGGAAGCCGCCAAACTCGCCGCCCGGGCGGCCGCGGCCGAGGAAAAGGCAGCGGCGAAAGTCGACGACCTCGCCGTGCGGGCCGCGACGACGGTCGCGCCGGTCGTCGTCCGGGACCCGCCGAAGGTCGCCGGCGTGAGTACGCGCGAGGTCTGGAAGTTCGAGATCACCGACTCGGCGGCGATACCGCGCGAGTACCTCGTCGTCGACGAGGCGCGCATCCGCAAGGTCGTACAGGCGCTCAAAGGAGACGCGAAGATCGCCGGCGTCCGGGTCTACCCGGAGCGGCAGATCGCCGCGGGCGCGCTGTGAAGTCGCCGACGCAGAACGACCTGGTGCTCGACGCGCTGCTCGCCGGCGACGTCCTGACGCCCCTCGACGCCCTCCGCCGGTTCGGCTGCTTCCGCCTCGCCGCGCGCGTCGCCGATCTCCGGTCGCGAGGGTTTCAGATCGAGACGATCTCCGGCGAGGCGAACGGCAAGCGGTTCGCCCAGTACCGGCTCGTCTGGCCCGCCGACCTTCCGCGGCCTCGCAAGTTCCGTTTCGCGAACGGCACGACGAAGGAGGCGCGGACGTGACGACCATCGAGACTCTCGTCGTCGTAACGATCGCCGCGATCGTCGTCGCGCTCGTCGCGTCCGTCGTCGCGCTGCTGCTGCTCGCGATCCGGGAAAAGTTCAAGTGATCTCCCACCGAGCCCGGCGGACGGTACCGCTGCGTCGGCCAGCGTCCGGGCGGCCGACACCTATCCCTCAACTCGAGTCGCGCGAACACCTGGCGGAGCCCGGCCCCGTCGCGACAGCCGGCCAGCCATGACGATCGAACTCGACGACTGGGATAAGGACTGGCTCGCACGGTATCACACGGTAGAGGAATACCGGCGCATGTGCAAAGAGCTCTTCGAGCGTTGCGCCGAGTACGCGCGGCAGATCGACGAACTGAAAGCCGCGCGCGCGCCAGTCGTGCGCGACTTGCGCCACCTGAGCGCCGGATGCCGTTACCCCGATTGCACCGACCCAGGCAGTCCGCTATGCGCTGGCGAGGGCCGCTGCAGCGTCCTTATGGCCGGCGGATGCGTCGGGCCGCGGAAGGAGACGAAGCCGTGAAGCACACACCAGAGGAAATCGCGGAACTGCTGAAAGAGCGTCCGCACCAACCGCACTACATCGCGGCACTTGTCAGACGAGCGATTAAAGAGGAGCGGGAAGCGTGTGCGAAATTGTGTGAGCCACAATCAGCCCACGATGACCCGCTGACGGCGTGGAGAATCGCTGAAGCAATCCGTTCACGCGGGAAGGTGAAGCCGTGACCGGCCACTACGCCGCAATGTCCGACATGGAACTCGTCGGACACGTCGGTGCGATCCCGGACGCGTCGGAACTCTCGCAGGCGCTCGCGGTGCGCGTCCGGCTGCTCGCGACGGAGCGCGACAAACTACAGCGGGAACTCGACAAGACGAAGATTTCGCTGCTTTCCTTCGAGCTCGGACTCGCGCAGGACAGGATTGCCGGATTTATGGAGGCGACGAAGCCGGCGCCGAGGAAGCCGCAGGGATGAAACGCGCCCGCCCCTCTTCGACGGACGCCGAGCGCGGCCGTCCGACGACGATCACGCTCGAGCAGTACCGCCGGATCGTCGAGGTCCGCCGGCTCCGCGAGTCGACGCCGACGGATAAGGAACTCGCGCGCGAGCTCGGACTCTCGGTTCACACGATCGGGAACGCGATGCGCGGCCGCGGCATTCGGCGATACGAACTTGCGCTGCGGCGGGAGGATGTATGAGCGAGATACCCGAGGCGTTGGAAGTGGCGGCTAACTTGCGTGGGAGGATTGCCCGGCATCCGTCAAGCGACACAACTCGAACGCTGTTAGTTTGCGACGACGCAGCCCGCTGCCTAGAGAAACAACACGCCGAGGTTGAGCGGCTGAAGGCCGAGAACGAAGCCCTGCGGCTGAACGATGCGCGGTATCGCTACCTGCGCAACCGTGACCCCAAGGAAGTGTTTAACAAGAGCGGCAAGGCGGCGGGGGTTTGGATCGACTGGGAAGATGACATGACCGGGTTGCAGTTGCTGACTGGCGATGATACAGACGCCGCCATCGACGCGGCGATGCGGCGGGAGCAGACGTGACGCCCGCCCTCCGCGAACTCGTCGAACTGCTCGCGCGCGCGGCATACGAAGAGATGACCGCGACTCGCCGACCGGAGACGGAACCGCCGGTCGAGGTCGAGTCGCGCCCGGAGTTTACGGCAGTCCGTACAACGGACTAGACTCGCGTCGTGCGCTCCGTAATCTACGCCCGATTCTCGACCGAGCATCAGTCGGAGTCGACGATCCTCGACCAGATACGCCGCTGCCGCGAGTACGCGGACGCGCGCGGGTGGCCGATTGACGGAGTGTTCACGGACGAGGGCATATCGGGCGCCGCGCTCGGGAATCGTCCCGGCGCCCGGGCCGCGCTCGAGCGTCTCGAGACCGGCGACGTCTTGCTCGTCGTCGACACGACGCGACTCTCGAGGTCGCAGGACCTCGCGCCGCTCCTGACCCGCCTCCGGCACCGAGGCGTCCGCGTCCTCGGCGTCCTCGACGGGTTCGACTCGAACAGCGGGACGGCGCGGATGCAGGCCGGTCTCTCCGGGATCATGTCCGAAGAGTTCCGGGCGTCGATTGCGGCGCGGACGCATTCGGCGCTCGACATGCGGGCGCGCGACGGACGCGCGACCGGCGGCAAGTGCTACGGGTTCGACCGCGGAGGCGGGATCGTCGAGGCGGAGGCGGAGGTCGTCCGGGAGATTTTCCGCCGGGTCGCGGCGGGCGAGGCGCAGAAGGCGATTGCCGGCGACCTGAACGCGCGCGGCGTCCCGGCCCCGGGCGCGTCGTGGTCGCGCCGGGTTCGGCGAGCCGATGGCGTATGGATGGCCCCGACGCTAAACGCGATGCTGGCCAACGAGCGATATGCCGGCCGCGTCGTCTGGAACCGCTCGGCGTGGCGGCGGAACCCCGACTCCGGAGTCCGCGAGCGGGTCGAGCGGCCCGAGGCGGAATGGATTGTGCGCGACGGTCCGGAGCTCGTCGACCGCGAGACCTTCGACCGGGTGCGCGCCATAGCGGCGCCGCGCCGACTCTTCGGCGGCCGGCCGGGCGGCGGCCCGCGTTACCTGCTCTCCGGCATCCTCGTCTGCGGCGAGTGCGGGCGGCGGCTCGTCGCGACCGGCCGAGGCGGGTCGCACTATTACTGCGGCACCCACAAGTCCGGCGGCGCGGCGGCCTGCAGTATGTCCGTCGGCGCCCGGCGGGAGGTCGCCGAGCGCGTCCTACTCGAGCCGATCGAGCGCGATCTACTCTCGCCGGCCGCGGTCGAGCTCGCGGTCGAGGTCATCCGCCGGCTAGACCGGGAGGCGCGGGTCCGGGCGGTCGAACCGGCCGAGGTCGCCGAGGTCGAGCGCCGGATCGCCCGGCTCGAGGGGCAGATCGCGGCGGGCTCTATCGAGCGGGAGGACGTCCTGCCGGCGCTCGCCGCCCTCGAGGATCGGCGTCGGGCGGCCCGTGCGGGCGCGTGGCGGCGGTCGAGCGGGAGGCCGGGCGTAGACGCGGCCGCGGCCGTGGCGGCCTACACGCGCGCCGTGGTCAGCATGAGAGACGCCCTAACCGCCGGCCCGGTCGCCCGGGCTCGGGAGGCGCTCCATCGGATTCTCGGCGACGTTGTTTGCCGTCCCGTCGACGGCGCCCTCGTCGCCTCCGTCGGGCTCGATCCTCGGCCGCTGCTCGAGGCGGCCGGGATTTCTTGGAGTGGTAGCGGGGGCGCGCTATGTCACCGAGAAATCGCCCTCCGCCTGTCCGCCTAGTCTACTGCCGGCGCCCGTCCGCGGTGTGGTCGCGGTAGAAGATACCTCCGAAATGGAATCAGTAGGGCTTTAAGCCCTCGGGTTTAATGCCCTACTCTTGCACCATACCCGGCGCGGCGCCGGGCGAACCGAAGGAGAATCGACGATGCGTAAGTACCACCTCAAGAGCAGCAAGCACCACGGCCCGTCCTGCCAGTCCGGGCGCATCGGCCCCGCCATCGACGGCGAGCACATCACCGTCGCGTACAAGGAGTTCAAGGCCGCCCCGGTCGAGGCCCGCTGTCAGCGATGCGCGAAGAGCAAACTCTTTCAGTTCTTTCAGTGCTTAGACACGACCGACCTTAAGGAAGGCGATGCCGCGGCGCCGGGCCTCCGCGCGATCTTTTCCGAGCGCGGCCTCTAATCAACCGATCAACAGCGAGGTGGCGGCGCGAGCCGCCCCTCTCTCACGGAGGACCGAAGATGACCAGTCAGAGTTCTATCGCCAGTCGCGATATGCAAGCGCACTCGAACTACAAGACGCAGGTCCGCGATATGCAGGCGGCGCGCGTCGGGTTCGTTCCGCATCTCTTCATCGGGATCGGCGAGACCAACGCGTACTTCACGCTGCGCGAGACGCATCAGGACTACATCCCCGGCGACGGTCCGATGGGTAACGCGACCGTCAACGGGGTTTATCAGGGCCGCGTCGTGGTCTCGTCGCATCACATCAAGAACCTTTCGCAGGACCCGGCGGAAGCGGTCGCGAAAGCGCAGGAGTACGCCGATGCCGTCGGTCTCCGGCTCGCCTCGAGCGTCGCGACGATTCAGGAAGAGATGCGCGAGATCAAGCGCGCGACGGCCGAGCAGATCGCGAAGCGCGAGGAAGCGTTCCGGATCGAGCAAGAACTCCGCGACGAGCGGGAGCGGCAGTGGGTCGAAGGCTGCAAGCGGTCGATCGACGACGGGTTCGTCCCCTTCGGTCGGTACGCCGGCTCGACGATCGCGGAGACGCCGATTCAGTGGCGGCAGTGGGTTACGAAGTCGACGCACGAGAACGATGTAATGGCTTACCTCGCCGACGCGGTAGCGCGGCGCTATACCGGCGATTTTCCGCCCGCTCCCGTCGCCGGAGTTACCGTCGGGACGGTCGGCGAGCGGCTCACGCTCCGGGTGCGCTGCACCGCGCGGTTCATCGTCCGGTCTGACTTCGGCGACCTCTACATCACGAAGATGGTAGACCTCGCGACGGGAGCGCTACTCGTCGTCAAGTCGGGTTCGTGGTCGATGACGACCGAGGACCCGGAGACGACGATTAAGGCGACCGTGAAGAAGCACGACGAGTACCGCGGCGAGGTTCAAACGGTTCTGCAACGAGTTAAGGAGGTGGCGGCTTGAGCCGCCGGGAGAAGCGCGCTATGTTCTACGTCCGAATGCACGACCGATATCTCTCCGGCTGGGGCGCCGCGCGCGACGCGCGCAACGTCCTCGTCGTCGAGTGCGAAACGATCGAAGAGGCGGAGGCTATCCGCGATGCCGCGCTAATGCGGCCCGAGATGCGAGCCGTCCGTATCGTCTCGACCCGCCCTCGTTCGCGGGTCGGCGTCGTCTACTCGTGGCGCACGTTCGCCGACATGGGCGGACCGTGGCGCGCCTACTACCGAGCCGGGAGGACCGCGGCATGAGCACGATCGAGGAACTCCGCGCCACGCGGCGCGCGAAGCAGAAGCGGATAGCGGCGGCGCACCGCGGCGCCAACGTCGAGCGGTTGCTCGAAAAGGCGGGACTCTCGCAGCGCGGCGCGGCCCGGGCGCTCGAGATCAACGAGCGGACGATGCGCCGGTACTGCTCCGGCGACTCTCCCGCGCCTCGGGTCGTCCTGCTCGCGCTGGCGTATCTACGCGACAATCCGCGAGAGCGCGAATAGCCGTCATCTTGAGCGCCGCCTCGTCGACGCACTCGGCCGCGTCGAGGTAGGCGCGGGCGAGGTCGCCGTTAGTCGCGATCTCGCGCGCCGGCGGGCGGCAGGGCTCGGTCAGGGCGGCCGGGATCGTCGGGCAGGTCTCGATCACGACCAAGCGCGGCGCGCACGCTGTCAGGAAGAGCGACGCGAGCCCAATCGTTAGCGGCGGGATCGTTCTGGAGCGCATTGGAGAGTCCCTCTCGGCGGCGGTTTGCCCGGGCGCGGGCGTCGGTTAGGTCGCGGTCGAGCTCGGCTATGACAGCCTGCTGCTCGGCCAGAGCGGCGGCGAACCTCTCGCCCGCCTCCGCGGTCGCGCGCTCCCATCGGGCGCGCTCGGCGGCGACGCCGCGGTCGAACGCGAAGTCGTAGGCGAGCCAGACGGCGACGACGACGGCGAGGACGCCGGCCGCGTAGCCGACGAGACGAGCGGTTAGCCAGACGGGCATCGGGGTTTCTCCGGGTTGCGATCGGTCTCCGGGCGGAAGCCGGCGCGGCCGCAGCCGGAGCCGTCGGGAGGGTGCCAGCCGTGCCACGTCGAGTGCGAGCACCAGACCCGGGCGTCGGCCCGGGTAAGTTCGGCGGCCCAGAAGCAGAGCCGGCAGGGCTCGGAGGCGGAGGTCAAGCCGCGGCCCGGCGCTTGCGTAGCCACGTCAGGTAGTCTGCGGCCGCCTCGATATCGTGCTCGACGCGGACGAGACCGAGCTCGCCGGCGCGCGGGTCGAGGATAACCGTCGCGGACGGCGCGATCATCGCGGGCGGGAGTCCGAGCGCGTCGGCGTAGGCGTCGTGAATCTTGTACGACCCGAGTTGAAGCAGGTGCGCGAGATGCCCCGTCGCCGCGATCCGGAGCATTTGATAACCGCCGGTATGCTTGTGTCCGGAGACGATCACGTGATCGTGATGAGTTAACTTCGCCGCGCGCAGTTGCCCGTGCGAGGGATTCCACATCGAGTTGCCCGGCCAGTCGTGCCGGGCCGCCATCCTTACCTCGGCGCCGTTCGCGAACTCGAGCGCGACGCGGACGGTATGGTCGCCCGTTAGCGCGACGCCGGCCTGCCGCTGTATCCAGCGCAGCGGGTCGCCGGAGCCGCTCCAGTGATCGTGATTTCCCTGCACCATGAAGAGCCAATGCTCGGAGAGTTCCGAGACGAGCCACTCGACGAGCTGCCACGCCTGTCCGGCCGTCGTCTCCTGCTCTCCGTAGAGCCGGGCAAGGCGCCCAATCCAGTTGTTCTGAAGGTCGCCGATACACGCCGCGTAGAGTCCCGGCGTCCGCTTGATAATCCCGATATCCCGCTCGAGTTGCCCGAGGTCCGTCGAGTCGTCGTCGACGTGCGGATCGCCGAGCAGCGTGACCGCGATCGGTTCCGACGTCCGGACCTTGACCCGGACCAACTTGCGCGCCCGAGCGGCCGCGTCCTTCCGCGCGAACGCGCGCTTGCGGCGCTCGATCAGTTCGCGGACGTCGATCTTGCCGTCGGGTAACTTCGGGATGTCGAGCATCTCGATCTTGCGCGGCGCCTCCGCGGTCGCGACGTTCGGCGAACGGAACCGGGCAGCCGGGTCATAGGTGCTTTCCGGGATCGCGACGCCGCGAGACTTAAGCCCGTCGATGCGATTGGAGAGCGCCCGCCCGTTGATACCGAGCTGTCGCGCGGCCTCCGCGCGCACGCCTTTCGTCGCGTGTAACGCGGCGACTATTTCCTCGTCGGTGACTTTCTGGACTGGCACGCGGCCTCCGTTGCCTCTTCGGGCGGTGACTCTTCGGACACGGTGATACCGCGCTCGCGTCGTCGCGTCGCGGTCCGCTTGTCGTCCCTCATCGCGCGCCACTCGATATGGCCGTCGACGACGCGGAACTCTTCGCGGTGAACGAGCGCGCAGTCGCAGCACTCGGTATGGGTGTAGCCCTTCATCCGGTACCAGACGCCATCGACGATCTGCACCGCGGCGTATTTCTGGCGGCCGGCCACGGTCAACGGTGCGGCAGCGGCGTCGTCGTAACGGCGCGCAGCGCGAGGTTCGCGAGCGACCCGGCGAGCAGGACGCCGGCCGCGACCTGCGGCCCGAGCAGCGTCGTGATGTGCGCGCCCGAGAGCTCGAGACCGCCGAGGACGGCGAGCGCGACGTTGATCCAAACCGTTCGCGAGCGCAGGGCGCCGCGCAGCCAGTCGCGGGTAGAGACTTCGGACTCGTCGGTCATGTGAACCTCCGCAGAGTTTTTGCAAGGTCGGCGCAACACGCCGCGCGGTTCGCGCGGATCGCGTCGGCGCGGTAAACGAAATCGGGCTCGATGATCAGCGCAAGACACTTGGTCCGCGCGAGGAAGGCAAGCGGCCCCTTCGCCGGGTCGGCCTGATACCACCCCGGCTTGGTCCCGCGGTCGGGCTGAAAGTAATGCGCGAGCGTCGCCTGCACCTGCGCCGCGACGACCTGCGACCGCGACGATCCCGGAGCATAGAGAGTCTCCGAGCCGCGCGCGGTCGGCGTCGCCGCGTTGAAATGCACCTCGAGCGCGAGGTCGTCGGGTCGCGCGCGCGCGTTGATCCATCGGACCTTCGCGCCGAGCTCGCCGGTCGGAACGACGACGGCCCGCGGTAGGAGGCGCGAGAGTTCGTCGACCCAGAGCCGCGCCTCGGCGTGCTCGACGAAGCCGCGCCACGCGGCGCCCGGAGCGGCCGGGTAGTGTCCGGCCGAGAGAAAGAGACTCACCGACCGCGATCGAGGGCGCGGTCTAGCTTGTCCTCGATCGACTGTAGCCGGTTGGTCTGGTCCGCGAGGCGCGCCTCGATGACCGCGATCCGCCTGTCCGCCTCGGGTTGAATTTTCACCTGCTCGACGGTTTCGATGCGGCGGGACATTTCCTCGAGCCGCTGCGTCATCGTCGCGCCCCACCAGATCAAGGCGAGGACGAGCGAGGCGTCGACGACGAGCGAGCCGAGCGGGACGCGGAGTTTGGAGAAATCGACCGGGGTGCTCATGTCAGCAGTCCTCCGCATGCACGAAGAGCGGCGGGCCGGGCTGTTCCGGCACCCACACCTGCGCCTGCGTCTTTCGCATGACCAGCTGCTCGTCCGGGTTCGCCGACGGCATCGGGACCGTGAGTTCGCGCGTCTCGTAGTGACCGGGAACCGTCGACGGCTGCGTCCGCACCCAGTCGTAAGCCTCGGCCGTACCGCCGTGACCGGTGTATCCGTTGAACACCATGCGCGAGTCCGCGAGCGGCGGGAGTCCGACGTCGCGCGCCTCGAGGTCCCGATACCCGACGAGCTCGACGACGCCGTGACCGGCCGCGTAGTTCGTCGAGATTGACGCTATGCGCCAGTACTCGCACGTGTGACCCGAGGGCAAGGTGATTTTCTTTAGCAGCGCCATAATCGTCTCCCGCTATTCGACGGAGGTGAGTGCAAGGGTGTTTTGCGAGACCGTCGTGTTGACGTTCGCCCAACTGGTAAACCGCAACTTGAAGGTTTTTTCGGTCGTGCCGCCGCTCGTGTCGGTATAGGTACCCGAACCGGCCGCGTTTTGTATGTAGTAGCCCGGCTCAATGTCGGCCGGGACCGGCGCGTAAGCGGTATGCGATCCGGTGAAATTGAAGGTCGCCACGTCGGAGTAGGAGCCGGCCCCGATCTTGCGCGACAGGACGACCGTGAAGGTCGGGTTCTGTTTCGTCGTCGCGTTGTAGTCCGTGAGTCCTTGCGTCGTCCCCGGGAAGTCGAGCGAGCCGGTGAAGTCGAACGCGAGTGTCAGCGTGATGTTCCCGCCGTTCGTCGAGATCGGGCCGAGGATCGCCTCGTTTGCGCTGGTGAGGTTCGTTCCTTGCACCGAGTTCTTTAGGACGCCCGCGAGGAGCGCGCCGCCGAAATAGCCGGAGCCGTTGGTCTTGAGGTAATAGGTCGCATTGGTCTCGGTACAGTTCGCGAGGTTCGATTGATATGGCCCATACCAGACGAGGAATTGATTAGACGATCCGAACGGCGCGCCCTCGACTTTCATGTACGAGCCGGTCGACATGATCACGCGACCGTTCGACACGTCGACGCGGAAAGAGTCGGCCGCGTTGCGGATGACGCCGGCGGTGAGCGTTCCGACGTTCGCCGAGATCGCGTCGAGCGTCGAGACCGAAAGCTTGGCCGCGGTCACCGCGCCGGCCGCGATCTTGTTCGCGGTGATGGCGTTCGCGGCGAGTTTGTCGGTGACGACCGCGCCGTCCGCGATGAAGGTCCCGATTACCTCGCCGGGCGCGAGGCGCGGCGCGTAGCCGGTCGGATACTCGCCCTCCTCGACCTGTATGTCGTCGAAGTCGACGGAGCCGTTAGAGCCGCCGCCGACATAAGCGAAGCCGTTGTTGTCGGCCGACGCGCCCGTCCATCGAAGCGCGAACGCGTACCGCTGCCAGTTAGAGGTCAGCGCGGGTTGCGATAGAATGATGTGGTCATTTGGTCCGATATTCCACGCCGTCCACATCACCTGCCCGACTACGCCGCCCGATGCGCGCGCGTACCACGAGAACACATACCAGCGGCCGGGCTTGAAAATCCCGGTGTTGTCATACAGGCCGTTGTTGGCGAAATAAAATCCTTTGGTGCTGTTGTTGGCGTTGAACGAGACGCGAAAGAAGTTTCCGCCGGTACGACCGCCGCTTGTCTGCACACCCCACGAAGTCGCTTCGGCGGAGTTGTCGTATAGCCAGAACCCGTCCGGCGTGGTGTTGCTCGACTCAAAACTGCTGTTCCGAACGAGGTTCGATCCGCCGACCGCGACCGCGAGTTTGCTTGCGGTGATAGCACCGGCCTCGATCTTCGCGGCCGTGACAGCGTTCGCCGCTATCTTGTCGGCGACGACTGCGCCCGCCGTGATCTTCGGCGTCGTGACCGCGTTCGCGGCGAGCTCGTTCGCGGTCACGGCATCGGCCGCGATCTTTCCGGCGACCACGGCACCGGCGGAAATCTTCGCAGCCGTGACCGCGTTGGCCGCAATCTTGTCGGCGATTACCGCGCCGTCGACGATCAGGCTCGAGGCCACCCGCTCGTCTAGCCGAACATCGGCGATCTGGATTTCCCCGCCAGCGTTCTCCCAGTTTAGGATGAATGACGGAGCGACAAGCTTCGTGTCGCCGTGTAGCTCCCAACCGTTCGGCGCGCCCGCGCCTACGATGAACTCGGCGCGATTCCACCCGCCGGCCGCGGTAGCGGGCTGCGCCCATACATAGAACTCGTGGCCGTTGTTGCCGCCGACGAGCGTGCCGTCCCCGCGACGCTGCTGCAGCGCGGCGTAAGAGAAAGAACCGGAGGTGCCGGAGGCGACACGCCACCAGAACGAGAATCGGTACTGCTTGGTGCGATCGACCGGGATCGACTTTTGCCCGTTGCCGCCGGGATGCCACGCGAGCGTGCGAGCCTGACTACCAGCCGGGCAGAACGCGACCTTGCGCCCAGCCGGCGCGTCGGAAATCGCCTTGAAGCTTGCGAGCGACCCGCCCCACGTGACGGCCCAGCTCGACTCGTCCTCAAAGGCCGGGTCGGGCATAAGTGACGCGCCGGGATTCGCCAGCACCATCTTGCCGGCCGTCACCGAATTGGCCGCGAGCTTGTCCGCCTCGACCGCGCTCGCCGCGAGCTTCGCGGTCGTGATCGCGTTCGCCTGAATCTCGTTCGCGCCGATCGCGTTCGCGGCGACCTTTCCGGCGACGACTGCGCCGGCGACGAGCTTCGGCGTCGTCACCGCGTCGTCGGCGATCTCGGTCGCGGTGATAGTGCCGGGAAGGATCTCCTCCGGTCGCGGCGAGAAGCCGGACGGCAGCTCGCCCTGCTCGACCTGCGGCGCGCAGATGTCGATGGACGCGCCGGCCGGCAGCGTGCTAAACCCGTTGCCGCCCGTCTCCCACGAGATATAGAACTCGCCGCTCGGTGTGAACACGTTGCTGGCCGGCTGCACGCGCCACGAGTACCGCTGCCAGACGCCATCGACGAGCGGCGGGTTGGCGAGCTGGGTCGCCGGTGAAAACCCCATGTTTGAGTAGAGGCCCTGCATCGTGCGGCCAACCGCGCCGGAACCGTTCGCGCGAGCCCAGAAGCTGATGACGTAGGTGACGCCCGGTGTCCACGAGTTGACGCCGCCGCCGGGGATGGAGGAGGTATACAAGCCCAGCGTCTGAACAGTCAACGCATTGGCCGTAACGCGGAAAAAGTTGGTGCCGAACAATCCGCCGGCGTTTACGCTCGCCGTGACAGAAATCGCGCCGTTGTTGTAGAGGCCCCACCCGGCCGGGTATCCGCCGGAGTGATTGCGGAACCCGGCGTTGGGCGCAAGGTTCCCGCCGCCCACGCCGACGTTGAGCTGCGACGCGACGAGCTGCCCGGTCACCTTCGCGGCGGAGATAGCGGCGAGCTGCGAGTCGACGAGCTGGCCGGTCACCTTCGCCGCCGCGAGGTCGGCGATCTGCGCGTTTGTCAGCTGGCCGGTCACCTTGCCCGCGCCGAGCGAGGCGATCTGCGAATCCGCGAGCTGCCCGGAAATGTCCGCCGCCGGGACCGCCGTCGTCCATGCGCTGCCGGTGTAGCGGTAGAGCTTGTCGTCGGTGGTGAGGTACACCATCCGACCCTCGAACAAGTTGGTGCTCGGGAGCGCGGCGACGATCTCGTAGCCGGTCTTATTCTTGGCGAGCGCGAAGGTCGCCTGATAGGTCACGCCGCCGTAGACCGCCGAGAGCGTAAGCGTGCCGGTGTCGCCGGTCATCGCGGTGACGCGGTAATAGCCTTTCGGCTGGCCCGCGACCGGCGATCCCGTCGCCGTGTTCACCGTGCCGGTTACGCCCGCGCCCTGCACCGCCGAGAGCGTCGCCGACGCCGTGACGTCGGTCGCGCCGTCGCGCACCGTGACGAGGCCATCCGCGTCAGCGAACGACGGGACCGTCCCCTCGGCGAACGCGAACAGCTGCACCGCGGCGCGCGAGAGCGAGATCGAGACGGCGTTAGTGCCGTTCGTCCCGTTGTTTCCGTTCGTGCCGTTCGTCCCGTTGACGCCCGCGCGCGCCTTCGTGACCGTGAACACCTTGTCGACCGTCACGCCGCCGTAGCTCGCGCGGAAGGTCGCCGTGCCGAGGTCCGCCGCCATCGCGGTCGCGGAGTAGGCCCCGGTCGACGCGTTGATCGTCGCGGTCAGGTTGCTCGAGGTGACGAGCGAGAAGGTCGCCGAGGTCGTAACGTCGACCGCGCCCGCCGAAACCTTGAACGCGCCCGACGCGCCGGCGAAGGACGCGACCGATCCGGCGGAGTCGGCCGCGACGGCGACCGCCTCGTTGGTCAGGTAGCCGGTAACGGTCGGCGGACGCGCCGCGGCGGTCGCCGAGCTCGTGGTCGTGGCCGGGTGCCAGGCGGAGACCGCCCGCTCGAGGCGCGATCGCGCCCAATAGAACCGGGCGACCTGATCGGCGAGGACGTGCTTGAAGTCCGAGGACCGGCCGTCGAACACCTTGACCGCCGTCGTCCGGTCGTTCGTCGTCGAGGCGAAGATCTCCACGGCGTCGTAGCTCGCCGGGTCGGCGGGGAGGGTCCACGAGACGAGCACGAAGCCGTCCTGCGCCACGGCGGAGAGACCCGAGGCGGAGGGAGGAGCGGCCACGACGTCCGGTGTGGCAGTCTCTGGCGCAGGAATAAACTGGATGCGCTGCGCGCTCCCCGCGAGCGAGCGGCCGGAGATTACCGCCGGGTCGGGGTAGCCGGCCCACGGGTCCTCGTTATCGTCATACCGGTGATATGGCTCGTTATCGAGGAACGTGAGCTTGCCGAGGAACGGCTGCGGCTGCGGGACGGTCCCGGTGTTCGCGATAAACCGGTTGGTAATGTCCGGAGCCGAGACCGTCGAGCCGTCGAGGAGAAGGAGGATCGAGCCCGGCCCGCCCGCGCCGCCCGCGCCCGGGTAATACATATTCGGCAGCGGGCCGTGCAGAGCCGGCGCGGTCGGGCTGTTGCCCGAGAGGTTGATGGTCGCCGACGCGCCCGTCGAGAATCCCCGCGAGATGACCGCGAGACCCGCTCCGCCGGCCGCGCCCGCCCCGCCCTGCGCGCGCAAGGTCGCCTTGCCGCCCGAGGTGATCTTGCCGCCCGGACCGCCGCCCGTCCCGCGGAGGTCGGTCGGGAGACCGCGGAGCGCGTTCCCGTCGACCGTAACCTCGAGGTACGGGAACGACGCGTGCTTGCCCTGCGTAACCGGGACGGGGACGGTCTGCAGCCGCGCGTTGCCGTTCGAGTAGTCCTGCGACGCGTCGATCCCGTCGAGGCCGCGAGAGTTGCCGACCCACCCCGGGTTGCCGAGGAGCTGTACCGTCGGGCTCGCGTTATCCGCGACGCCCGCGAGACCGCCGCCGACGCCGTTGATCGCGCCGTTTACGGTCAGGTAGCCGCGGACGCGGAGCTGCACGTTGCCGGAGATGTTTAGCGTCGTCCCCTGTGGGATCGTCAGGTCGCCGGCGTGATACCAGATCGAGCCGGCGGCGGTAAGGTCGGAGCCGCCGGCGAGCGTATAGGTCCCGGTCGCCATGACGCCGGCGGTGATCGTCGCGACCGACGAGAGCGGCGAGCCGGCCGAGGTATAGAACGCATCCGGGAGCGCGGTCGTCGCGGTCGTCGGCGAGAGCGCGGAGGCCGGCGCGGTCG